GCATGGGATTTTCCCCTGCGCTTAGTGCTAGGGGAAAAGTCCCCTAGTGTAAAGGAGATAATCATGAATAAGTTCTCATTTGAGAATGCCCGTGTTAACAAGGTCTGGGATAACAAGAATCGTTTCAATCTTGGTATCCTTGACAGCAGAGCAGTTGCTCAACCAGACGGTTCCTACCAATCCGTCTTCGTTGCTTCACGCATTGTTACCACTGCTAACCCTGACCACCTTGAGTTCATCCGCAAAAATCTTGTGGATACCTCAGACGCAGTGGTCAACATTCAGGGCTACATGGAAACCAAGGCTGGCAAAAAGCCTGGCACTTGGTATGACAACCTTGTAATCACTGACATCGCACTGGCCTAATAAACCAGCCTGATGACATCATTTGCTTTGTCATCTTCTACGCAGTCTTTCTCATGCTCACACGAGAATCCAGCCACATCGCTGGATACTCGTGATGAGTATTGCGTAGAATGTAATCTACTTCAAGAAGGTTCTAGTGCCCAATACGCACAAGACTTTCAACAGATTAATAGATGTGAGCAGGAGTCAGAACCTGCTCTATCTATTGATATCCCTGATGAGAAAGGGTATGGCCATAAATGGACAAACCGTGATGGCGAATACCTAGAAGGGGCATATGATATAACTGACCGTCCTCCTGGTTGGTTATTCCTTGGCAAACATGTCTTCCCAATGTTCGAGCAAGATGAGTTAAATGCTTACCTTGCTCTACCATCATGGGCTACGATTTGTAGCACATGCCATTATCAAATCAATAAATACATGGGTTGCTTAGAACATTGAGCAACAGGCAAGGTGGGGTTAGTGCCTCACCTTGCCACCAAAAATTTTTTTTATTTTATGGAACCGCAAAGTAGGTTCATTGGATAACTACGAGTCGAATGGAGATAGCATGGCAACAACAGATAGAAAGAACGGCAAAGCCTGGAAAAAAAAGCCAAAGGTTCAAAAGAAAACAGGCAGAACTATTGACGGATATAGTCCTGCTAAGTTGGCTATTCGTGCACAAAAAAGGAGCAAGTAATGTATCTAGATACAGGAACAATGATAGGTATTATGATAGCCCTTATTGCTAGCATCTTGACCATTGGATATAGCATCTATATAATCAAGACACAGAACGAAATCATTCAGCGCATGAGTGATGCCGCCTCAACCAGACGCAAGATGCAAAGGTAACCAATGACAAGAACAAAAGAAGAACTGCTTCAAATTAAAGAAGCATTTGCCTACGCAATGCTTGACCTATTGGATGTATACGATGAGTTAATTGCTAACACACCACGCAAACTCTGGTCAGCACCAGAGCCAACAGTTAACGACCTTATAAAAAACGAGGAGGAATCCAATGCTTGACGAAGATACCCCACAATGGGAGCACACCGTGTGGATTATGGCAAGAGTTAGACGCCGAACTACACATGTAGATGTAGATAGAGCAGGCGATGAGGCCCTTGAAGACCCAAGCGAATGGCATATACTAGAGTTTGATACAGGTATCAAGCATAGCCAAGAGATTGTTAGGGTGAAATGATTGAACAAATCTTTGCGAGTTCATACCTCACACCATCACAATCCTGGACATTCCTCATACTCTTTGGCTATCTCACATGGAGGTTTATTAGATGAAGAGATTATTAGCAGGGTATTTAAGTTGGCTACTAACATTCTTGTCAACGCCATTCTTACCCAGTCCAGCACAAGCAGCAGCAGTAGCAGTTCAAGTACAAGACAACTGCACAAACACATCTTTGTGGACACCAGCAATGGCCAAAGCATACGCCAAAGCACTAATAAAATGGGAGTACCCACATTGGAACAAGTCTGAATGGCGTGCATTAGCAAAACTTTGGGGTAAAGAATCTGGATGGCGACAACATGCAGATAACCCTAAGTCCAGTGCATATGGAATAGCCCAGATGCTTAACACTAAACCACACACGCCAGCCCCGCTGCAAGTTGAGCGGGGACTGGCTTATATCCAGCACCGCTACGAAAAACCATCAAAGGCATGGGCACATTGGCGTGCCAAAGGATGGTATTAATTATTCTACTTGCAAGGATACAAGTAGATACGCAATGAGTTACTAATGGTTTATTCATAGCCTTCCGATTAGTAATTCTTTTTGAGATGGGTGGTCCCGCCATCTGCGAACACGGGACATCAACTAACAAAGGAGATACAATGGCAAGAGGAAATGGCAGGACAATTAATGTAAAGATACCTACACAAAAGGTAATCAAAGCATTAGAAAATAGACTCGAAGTAATCAAGGCTGAATACAAAATACAAGATGAACTTGAAGCCAAATACCAAAAATCTATGGACAAATGGAGAGAAGAAGTTATAAAATTTGCCATGGATAATGTAGCAAAGGCTGTAAATCTACGCACCAACTACCGTGGTTGGGCATCAACACTTAATGTTGACTTTGATTTAAGTGTTAATGAATCAGAGTTTCCTAAAGAACCTGAGCGTACACATGAAGTTATGAATGCACATACATATAAAGATACAGTAGATGAGATTGAAAATGCACTTCGTATTCTTAAACTTACTGATGAAGAAGTTGTGTCAACATCTACATACAATTCAATAGCCCAGTATCTATAGTATCGGGCGCCGCCAATAGGGGCGAAGCGCCCTCAAACAAAGGAGATAAAATGATAGACCTAGATAACTTAGATGCACTTCGTAATGAAGTAAAGCAAGAGTTAACTAAACAAGAAGGAACATACAATCCATATGACCGTGATACAAATGTCCGTATTGTTGAGGATATTCGTAAAGCAATTGATGATGTAGCAGATGGAATTATGCCTACGGCTACACATATAGCAGAGGTAGCCATTGCTACTAATGAGAACCTACAAATCCGTGACTTTATTATGGGTGTTCACCTAGAAAAAGATATTGATTATATAGGTGAGTATGTATCATTGCTTGGTAATGTTATTGTTAAAGATAAAGCAATCCCATTAGCCACAATCTTTGCTGGATATTTGTATCAGACTAATCAAATACTTAATGCTGATTTAATCTTGGTTGATGTATTAAATGCTCAACCAGATTATCCGCTAGCAAAATTATTACGCAGAGTATTTGATGCAAACTGGGCACCAGAAGAGTTTACAAAGATGGCTCAATCATTACATCCAAAAGTTATAGATACAATTTATGCTATAGATGTAGAGGAGATAGATAATGACAACAACTAAAGAAGTTATACACGGCAAAACTAGAGCAGCAGCCTGGAATAAAGCAGGCGTTGCAGTCGAAGCAACATCAGCCAGTGAGGTAGCCAGTCAAGCAGGACTAGACTGGACAGTTTCATTGCATGATATAAATGCTAACTATCAGATACCAGGTAGCGATACAGTTAATCGCATACCAGTAACAGATAAAAAAGCAGTAATCAAAACAACACCTTTCGGTGAGACAACAGCCATTGGTGTAGTAGGTAACCGCTACAAAGTATTTCAGAATGCTGAAATCTTTGGAGCATTAGATAACTTAATTGATTCTAGTGGTCTTAGATATGCAGCAGCAGGTGAGTATGATGGTGGTGCAAAAGTATGGATGCTAATGGAAACTCCATTAGAAATGACTATTGCTAATGACCCACATTCAGCCTTCTTACTAGCCAGAACTAGTCATGATGGCAGCAGTTCAGTGCTAATCAAACCAGTAATTGAACGGTTGTTTTGTATGAATCAAGTTAATAAAATATACAAAAATAAAAACAAGTATACTTATAGTTTAAGTCATACAAGTAATGCAGTGCTATCAGTATCAGAGATAGCCAACATTATACAACTAACCTATGATATGGCTAATGACTATACAGATTTGGCTAACTACCTACTAGATAAAAAGGCTAGTCACGAACATGCTAAGAACTACTTCAAGAAAGTATTTCCATTACCTTCTAAAATAGAAGAAGTTCCTTATGATATGTTATCTAAGCCAGAGAAAAGACAGTATACAAACGCAGTTTCAGCCAGAGCAAAAGTGTTTGATATATATGCAGCCTCACCTACACAGGAAAACATACAGAACACAGAGTTTGGTATGTGGCACGCAGTTGTAGAGTGGGCTGACTACAATGCTAAAGGTAAGAACCTTGCAGTTAGCACAATGGCTGGTCGTAATGATGGCATTAAATCTAGAGCACTTGAATTATTGGTATCATAATGAGTATAATATCTGCAATAAAAGAATGTAATGTATGTAGAAAAGAAAAACGAGTGGTATCAGAATCATTGTTTGCCAATGGTCTATATGGTTATTGGTGTAATGACTGCGACAAAGCAGAAGGTGCTACTCATCCACAGACATCAATCAAGGTGAGATAATGGGTAGAACTTTTGCTACAGAACTAGCCAGTTCTGATACAGATTTAAAATACCAAATTAAATTACACCTACGACACAACCATTATCCAATGGTTCCAGTATCTATGGTGCAACCTTGCATATACGCTATTGAAGCATGTAATGAAGAGTGTTATAATAGAATGATAGAACTACCAAGTGGAGTTCTCTGGCGTGGCCAGAGTTCAGCGCCTGCCCACGCCATCGTGGAAGGTTACCACTTAGACCCGTGGTTACTACAAGAATAGGAGATAACAATGAGATATGTAGAAGTAGATGGTGCTGAACCAACAGTATCTATTGAGATAAATGGTAACAACTACACATTTACTAATCAATCTTTAATAGATACAATCAATAAAGATGAAGCATACAGAACAGAACTAGCACAATTAGAACGCAAACTACTTAGCCTTAAGTATGATGTTAGAGAGTTCTTTCAGGCTAGATATGAAACAGACCAATCAGAAATCGTAGCCGAAGTAGATGATGTCAATGAGTTACTAAAAGACATAGGCACTGACGAACTAACTAAGTCATGGTCAGCAACAGTAACTATCACAGCCACAGTTACAGGTATAGAAGCGCCTAATGCAGATGCAGCCAGGGAAATCCTTGAAGATGCATTTGAAATCAACTTAACAGTTGATGGCGATGTATGGGTAGACGACCTCATGGTAGAGTCGTGCTATCCTGAAGCCTAGTATGTGATATACTAATCTTGAGCAGCCCTGGTTTCGGCTATCTCCTTTCTCAGGGCTGACTCATAAAGGAGAACATGGCGCAAGAAATAGATAGAGATAGGTACGGTAGACCACTAATAGTTCCACCATCAGGTGGTAAACCAGTGGCTTATACAAGGGCAACTACTATTGCCAACTCATTAGATGATGCTTCAGCATTAACTGCATGGAAAATGCGGATGGCTGCAATTGGTTTAACTACACGACCAGATATATTGTTATCAATAACAGCAGCACAAGATGATAAGTTAGCAGTTAACTCTTTGATTGAAGATGCTATGCAAGTAGCAGGAGCAAACAAAGCAGCCAACATAGGCACAGCAATCCATTCATTTGCTGAACGATTAGATTTAGGACAAGACTTAGGTGTGGTGCCAGATGAATGGGCACCAGATATTAAAGCCTATGAACATGCAACAAAGATTCTTAACAAGCGGTTCATTGAACAGTTCAGTGTGTTAGACAAATATAAAATTGCTGGCACACCAGACAGGCTTGTTGAGTATAACGGTGAGTTATTTATTGCAGATATAAAGACTGGTCGCATAGACCATCCAAGTAATATCGCAATACAGTTGGCTATCTATGCTAACGGCTTGCCGTATGATAGTGCAACGGCAACCCGTGGCACATGGGGCGAAGTAAACAAAGATAAGGCTATCATTATCCATCTACCCGCAGGAACTGGAACATGTAAGTTAGTGTGGATAGATATTAAAGAAGGCTGGAAAGGTTTACAATTAGCCATAAAAGCAAGAAAGTGGAGAGACCAGAAAGGTTTAACCACTACATTTGAATAGGAGAAAAATGAGTAGCACTGAATCACCAATCAGTATCAATCTCAAAACAGCAGGAGGAACACAGATAACTCTGCGTGCAGATACAGCAGACCAATTTGCTGACATGATTGCACAAGGTATACATACAATTACCGATGCAGTTACTGAAGTAGAACTAGCAGTTAAAGGGACATCAGCAAGTAAGCCAATGTCCGTAGCAGATATTGCTTCTAGTTTTAATTCAAACATCTCACCTACAGAATCAGGTGGAGAAGAAACAGTAGAAGATAAATGGGGTAACACTTGGGTATACAACAAGCCAGGTGCACCAACATGTGAACGCGGAGTAATGGTTCTAAAGTATGGCAAGGCACAGGCAACTGGCAAACCATACAAAGCGTTTTATGACCCAGCAGCAGGACCTCGTTGGACTGGACCAAAGATTCCAACAGAGCAAAGAACTAAGCCAATCTTCGCTTAGTATCTAACAGCAAACGGGGACTGAGTAGTGGTGCCAGTCCCCGTTTCTATAAAGGAGAGTAATGAAAACATTAATTAGAAGTGTTAACAATACTAATGTGGGTGGCGAACCATTACCTGCAGTATTTAAAGTATTTGAAAACGCAGGAATTATATTACGCAGAGCAGAAGTAACAGTAATAGCAGGCACCCCAGGTGCAGGTAAGTCATCAATTGCATTAGCAATTGCTGCTAAAACTAAACTACCAACTCTTTACTTTAGCGCAGATACTAATGCACACACTATGGCTATGAGATTAATTGCAATGACAGGTAACATTAGCCAACAACAAGCAGAACAATTAATCAAACGCCAACCAGAAAAAGCAAAAGAAGTATTAGCCAATGGTAATCATTTGTTTTGGTGCTTTGAATCCAGCCCAACACTAAAAGATTTAGATGAAGAAGTATCAGCA